AATTGAAGGAATTGCACTTGCCAACTCAGAATTAATGCGTTTATCATCTCAAGGTGGAGGTGTTGGAATTGGTGTATCTCGAATTAGAGGACGCGGTAAAACCATCTCAGGAAACGGTGTAAGTGAGGGAGTAGTTCCGTGGTGTAAAATTTACGATTCAACTATTTTAGCTACAAACCAAGGTTCAGTTAGACGTGGAGCATCATCTGTTAACTTGCATATTAGCCACCCAGACATTGAAGAATTTTTAATGATTCGACGACCAAAAGGAGATGTTAACCGTCAATGTTTAAATTTACATCAATGTGTTGTAATTGATGATGATTTTATGAATCGTGTTGAGCAAAAAGATCCAAAAGCATTAAAACTATGGGGTGAAATATTAAAAACACGACTAGAAACAGGTGAGCCTTATATTATGTTTGAGGATAATATTAATAACAATAATCCTGAAGCATATAAGAAAAATAACTTACATGTTTCCATGACAAATATTTGTTCTGAAATAGCACTTTACACAGACCCACTACATTCATTTATTTGTTGTTTATCATCTCTGAATTTAGCTAGATGGGATGAATGGAAAGAATATACATTTGAAAATGGAATGACATTATCTGAATTAACATGCTGGTTTTTAGAAGGTGTATTGCAAGAATTTATTGACAGATCAAAAAATGTTAAATTCATGGAAAACACCTACCGTTCAGCAGTTAAAGGTAGAGCAATTGGTATTGGAGTACTTGGATGGCATACATTTTTACAAGAAAAAAATATCCCATTTGCAGGTTTACAAGCAAATTCTTATACACGTTTAATGTTTGATAACATTGAAAAAGGAGCATTAAAAGCTTCCCGTGAACAAGCAGAATTATATGGTGAACCAGAATGGTGTAAAGGAACTGGATTGCGTCATTCACATCATTTAGCAATTGCCCCAACAGTATCAAACGCTCATATTTCAGGAGGTGTATCTCCTTCAATTGAGCCAATCCCAGCTAATGTTTATAACCTAAAAACAGCAAAGGGTACATTCATCAAGAAAAACCCAACATTGGAGCGTTTACTTGAATCTAAAGGATACAATATTGATAGTGTTTGGGAACAAATTTCACGTGATAAAGGTTCCGTTATGGGATTACCTGATTATATTTTAACAGATGAAGAAAAAGAAATATTCTTAACATTTAAAGAAATTAACCCATATGAAATTGTTCGCCAAAATGGAATCAGACAAAAATATGTTGATCAAGCAATATCTTTAAACCTAACATTTGACCCCTCAGATTCACCAAAATACATAAGTGATGTACATAAATTAGCTTGGAAAGAAGGTATTAAAACGTTATATTACATGCGTAGTGAAAGTATTTTGCGTGGAGATGCGATTCAACGAGATGATAATTGTGTAGCTTGTGAGGGTTAAGCGATCTTGAACATATTTTCCAATATGTATAATAAAATGACATATGGAAAGAGGAATTTATAAAATTACTAATCCCGAAGGAAAGATATATATTGGTTTATCAAAAAATATACCTTTAAGATGGTCTCATTACAAAAATAGTTCTTCAATGGGGAGCAATTCTTTATTGAAGGACTCTTTAAAAAAATATGGGTATGACCAACATATTTTTGAAATTAAAGAATATGTTGAATTCCAAACTAATTTAACTGATCAACAAAATAATAAAATTTTAAGAGAACAAGAACGGTATTGGATAAATTTTTATCAAAGTAATAATATTGGACTTAATCAAAATAGAGGAGGGTGTGGAACTTCAAAACATACAACTGAATCAAAACAAAAAATATCCCAATCTTTAAAAGGGAAACCCAAACCAACAGATTTTGGAGAAAAAAGATCCAAAGATTTTTATACGGATGAATGGAGGAAAAAATTAAGTGAATCTCTTAAAGGTAAAAGTAGAGGAAAGGGAATAAGCAAAAATAAAGGAAGAACATCCCCCAATGAAGGAAAAGGTAAACCCATTTTACAATATGATACAAATATGAACTTCATTCAAGAATATTCTTCCCTTAAAGATGCATCTTCCTTTACTCATACCCCACAACCATGCATATCAGAATGCTTAAGAGGAAAACATAAGACTGCTGGAGGATATATTTGGAAATATAAATTATAATATGTATAATAAAATACTATGGTAAAACAATTAAACACTTTATCAAAAAACTATTACGCACCAACTCCAAAAAAATGGAGACAATTAGGCGATGCGTTATTAGCAGTAGCTTTAATGGGTATCCCAGCAGAATTGGCAGGATATAAATGGGTTGGTTTAACCTTGTTTGCTCTTGGTGTAATAGGAAAATTTTTAACTAACTTTTTTGTAGAAGAAGATGCCCAAAATAACAACCGTAGGGGAAGAAGGCGTAGCGCTAATTAAATCTTTTGAAGGTTTTCGTAGTGCCCCATATAAATGCCCAGCAGGTATTCCAACTATTGGATATGGTGCTACATTTTATCCAAATGGTAAAAAAGTAACCATGACTGATAAATCAATTACTGAACAAGAAGCAACGGATTTGTTGCGTCATATGTTAGAATCATTTGAAAGATATGTAGATTCATATTGTAGAGATGATGTTAATCAAAATCAGTTTGATGCATTGGTTTCTTTTTGTTATAATCTAGGCCCTGCTAATTTAAAATCATCTACATTACTTAAAAAAGTAAATGCTAACCCTAATGATGAAACTATTAGAGCAGAATTTATGAAATGGGTAAAAGCAGGAGGTAAAACATTAAAAGGTTTAGTTAGACGTAGAGAAGCAGAAGCAAATTTATATTTTAAACCATAAAACATCATGCAATTAAGCGAACATTTATCATTAGCTGAGGTTACAAGAAGCGAAACTGCAAAAAGAAAAGGAATTTCAAATATGCCAACTGAGGCACATTTAGCAAACTTTAAATTGTTAGCAGAAAAAGTATTTGAACCCATACGAATGCATTTTGGAAAACCAATCCATATTTCTTCTGGATATAGGTCAGATGCATTAAACAAAGCAATTGGTGGATCAAAAACATCACAACATTGCAGCGGCGAAGCAATTGATATTGATATGGATGGTAGTGCACACGGAATTACCAATAAAATGGTTTTTGATTACATTAAAGATAATCTAGAATTTGACCAGTTGATTTGGGAATTTGGAACATCCACTAATCCAGATTGGGTTCATGTTTCATATGAATCAAGCAAAAAACAGCGTAAACAGATTTTACGTGCTGTAAAGAAAAATGGAAAAACCGTTTACGAAATATACAGATGAAACTAGAAAATTTAAAACATATCATTAAAGAAGAAATAATTAAAGTATTAACAGAAGAATATGTTGATAAATTTAAAGTCAGAGGTATTCTTATTACTAATACAACTCTTCGCCCCCAACAAGAAATCCTTTCAGATATTAGATCTTTAACTGGGGTAACAATTGTGTCAACAAAAGAGATGGATGAGGAGTATTCTCAAAATAATGAGAATTTAAGAGTAATATTAAATTTAAAAATAGACGGATACCCATTTATAAAATCTGGAGGTTTTAGCCGTGAAAAAGTTATGGATATAATTAAGAGTGTTAAACGCGTTGAGGGGGTAAAATCATTTGTTGTGAACCCTCAAAACATAACTGTAATGTAAAATGGCAAAAGCAAAACCTACTGCAACAAATGTTTTAGACAAACCTAAAGTTTCCCGCCCTGGAATCCATTCTAAAACAAAAACTTCTAAATCAAAAAACGCAAAGAATTATAAAAAATCATACAGAGGTCAGGGAAAATAATAATTCCATGAAAGAAAAATTTTTACCTTGGTTTATTTTATTTTGTGCTCTTGGACTTTCCCTTACAGCGGCATATTACAGTGTAATGGGTCTTTCCATCTTATTTGCTAGTGTAGCTATGCCTGTAATAGTAATGGGATCATTTTTAGAAATATCCAAAATTGCCATTGCTACTTACCTACATGATCAATGGAAAAAAACATATACTGGGTTAAAAATATATTTAACTATTGCTCTTGTAGTATTATCTTTTATAACATCTTTGGGAATATATGGTTTGTTAACTACTGGTTTTCAAGAAAATATTTCCAAAATGGAAATTGGAAATAAAAGAATAGCAAATGTTGAAGTTAAAAAGAAACGATTCGAAGAAATCAAACAAGAACTTACCACTGAAAAACAAAACCTAGACAAAGATATATCCAGTCTACGAAATGCGCTCTCAACCAATACTACTACCCAAACAGTAGACAGACAAACTGGACAACTCATAACCAGAGCAAATAATGGAAATAGAAGAGCATTTGAAACCCAATTAAACACAGCAACTGAAAATAAAAATAAAGTTTCTACTAAAATAGAATTATTAAATGACAGTATAACCAAACTTGACATCCAAATTTTGGATATGCAATCAGAAGCTGAACTAGGTAATGAACTCGGAGCTGTAAAATACGTAAGTGAGATTACCGGAACACCTGTTAAAAATGTAGCTAACTTTTTTATATTGTTGATTATATTTGTGTTTGATCCTTTAGCTATTGTGCTTGTAATTGCAACAAATCAATCATTTAAAAATATACAACCCGTTATGAGCATGTATGGAGAACCTAAAATAGAAACTCCATTACCAAAATCATTTGTAGTAAAACAAAAAAAAGCAGAATCAAAAGCTTTATCCGAAAACGAAAAAGAAATCCAAGATCTAGAAAAAGAAATAACCCGCATTAGAAAATCCGGAGCTATAGGAAAACGAACGGAAGCGGCAATTGCTCCTTTACAAGAAAAAATAAATCAACTTAGAAAACAGTTGGATTCTTAAAATTTCTTTTGTATATTGAAAGAAAAAAGGTTATGTTGTATAAAATAGATAATCCCGATCTTGTACTTAAAGAAATCAAAAAATTACAACCATTAAATTACAATCAATTTAGATGGTGGAGGCGTTTTGATTCAAAAGTTAAACCTCTCCCAAAAGGAGCAACGTTTTTACAACGTATCCAAAACAAAGAATATGAATTTTGCCATTATTATTGGCAAGCATTGCTTTGTGAAATGGAAATTAATCTTAAAGTAGAAGAATATCGAGGTGATATCCAAAAACTTATAGAAAAAAACTCAGTAGATCTAGCTCGTAGAAAACGTTTATGGGAAGATTTCAATAAAATAGAGGCTGAATTATTATCTGAATTAAAAAAGAATTTTACTCGTGAGTTTGTTATGACAAATGAAGATTATGATGAACATATTATAAATTTTGATGGTACAACAGAGGAATTTTATATGTATTGTTTAAAAACTTTTGATCGTTCTGGTAGAAAAATTGAAAGAAGAGGTAGGCCTCCTAAAAATCCATCCGTATCTTAAATTAAACCCTAAAATAAGTTATATGAAAACAGTTGTGAACAAAGAAAAGGTTATTACCTTTGCCAAAAAAGCATTTACGTATGTTATTATTGTAGGCGCTCTAATAATTGGTTTCTTTATTGGTAAAAGATTCCCCTACAACAATCCTCATGCACAGGACAACCCATACTCACATGCCTATAATGAAAATGAAGTTTCTATTGCTGTAAATGAAAGTAATGAGTTACTTGTAATTGATAGAAAAACAGGCAAATATGTTATCTATTCAAATGAAATAGGAATGACTATATTTAAAATGTATACTAATCGTATTTACCAAGATGCTATCTCCAATAAATAAAATAAAATTCTTGTTTGGGGCATCCGTTGGATTGCTATTAACAGTTTCTGTTATGTCTCCTCCAACCCCTCCCCAACCAGAACCCCTTAGGGATATGCACCCTATTACCCCACAGGATCCCCCATGTTTGCAAATGTATTATTACATAGAATATTACGCAGATTCATTTAATATTCCTAAACGATATGCCTACGGAATAGCTAAAGTAGAAACAGGATACAACGGACCATTCCATTGGAGATATAACCCAGCTCAAACATCTTGTGCAAATGCCCTTGGACCTATGCAAATATTACTTTCTACTGCTAGGGGATTGAATAAAGATCATGTTTCTAGAGAACAGTTAAAAACAGATATAAAATATAATGTTCGAACATCTATGAAAATGCTTCGTAGATTGTATAAAAAATATAAAAACTGGGGAATTGTATTTGGATACTACAACACAGGATATCCCCAAATAAACGGATATGCTATTAAAGTACTAAACCATAAAATAAACTGGAAATGAAAAAAGTAATTTGTATTAACGATAAAAATCTCCCTCGTGGCGCTAGTGTAAAAGAAGGACAACAATACCATGTTGAAGAAGAATATTCAAACTTTTTAGATCAACAAGTATACATTATTAAAGGTGCCCCAAATAAAGGAACCACTAAATGGGGTATGAAATGGATTGGATATGATGCTACACGTTTTAGAGTAGTAGAAGATAGTGAAATAGAATATAGAGTAGTTGCCCAAGAAAGAAATTTTGCATATAATTAATGTCATGAAAAAAATAAAAGTATCCCACGAAGTTCCGTTTTGCCTACTTAAAAAAAGTAGAGAATTTAACGATTATGATTATTGTTTACCCCATTTAATGGATGAAAATGAAGAATATAAAAATTTCTTCTACAAATCAAAAGAAATGGGACGATATATTGTAATGGACAATTCACTCCATGAACTTGGAGAAGCATACAACACAGATCGTCTCCTATATTGGATAAACGAAATCAAACCAAATGAATTTATTGTACCTGATGTTTGGGAGGACAAAGACACTTCTGTTAGAAATGCAAAACTATGGTCTCAAGTTGAACTACCTGATGGAGTAATGAAAGTAGCTGTGGTACAAGCAAAATCATACCATGAAGCTATGCTTTGTACACAAGCATATAAAGATTTTGGCTATAAAAAGATAGCATATTCATACGGTGCTTCATACTATAATGAAATGTGCCCCCACCCAAACAAAGACCTTGGAAAAGCAATTGGACGTTTTATGGTTATATCCCAACTATTAAAAGATAAAATATTAACCCACACAGATAGAGTACATTTGGTAATGGCCGCTATTGGGGAAATGCCATATACCAATATGGGTTTATCTTCCAAACCAATAGCTAATATGAACAAATATCAAGATATAAGTTTGGAGTTTGTAAATGAAGATCTTGTAGAATATAATGTTGAAATGTTTAGAAAAATAAATGGACTCTAATTTGGAGCCCATATTTTTCTTTTGTATATTAAACCAAAATTAAAAGTTATGGAATATTTAAGTTTATTTAATTACCTAAGAAAACCAGCAGGTGAAAAATTAGGTGCAGAAGTAGCTGCAGAAGCTAGAAAACAAGGAATTGAAACTAAAACAAGACAAGTTTCAACTCCAAGATTTGAAGGTACTGTTCTTTTATACCCAAAATATTTTTTAGAATTATATTTTAGAGAACCAGATTCTATCCAAATGGAGGATTTACCTAAAGGACATGATTGGATGGGAAATCTTGGTGATGATGATTTACCTTTCTAGTTATGGAAAAAGAAACATTTGAAGAATATCGCAAACTCTGGAAACTAGAGTGGTATAATCATTGGAGACTCTTGGATATTGACTTTGAGGCTTATATGTTGATGAGAGGCTTACCAAAAGCAGAATATGATAGATTAAATAAAGAAGAAGAATGAAACACGTTGTAATTTCCCTATCTGGAGGGATGGATTCCAGTACACTTTTGTTACGTTGTCTTAAAGAATACGACACGGTAACAGCAATTTCATTTGATTATGGACAAAAGCATCGAGTTGAACTTGATCGTGCTCAATCATTAGTAGATTACATTAATGACTCAGAAAATAAATTAGTTGATGATGGTGGAGATAGTGCCCCTTACTATTCAATCAAATATCGCCAAATCAAATTAGATGGTTTAACAGATCTACTTAACTCATCACTTGTAACAGGTGGAGATGATGTACCTGAAGGACATTATGCTGAAGAAAACATGAAAGCAACAGTTGTTCCAAACAGAAACAAAATATTTGCCTCTATTGTTCAAGCAGTTGCACTTTCAATCGCAGATAAAACAGGTGAAAATTGTGATATTGCTTTAGGAATCCATGCAGGTGATTTTTCGATCTATCCTGATTGTAGAGCTGAATTTAGAGATGCAGATGATGCTGCTTTTCGTTTAGGGAATTGGGGAGCTGAAAAGGTAGGTTATTTTACACCATATATTGATGGTATGAAATTTGATATTCTTAAAGATGGGGAAGTGTTATGTGAAGAACTTGGCTTAAACTTTAACGAAGTATACAAACGCACAAACACTTCATACAAACCAATCCAAATAATTTCATCATCAGGCGATAATTGGTTTTCAGATTATAAATCAGCAAGTTCAGTAGAGAGAGTAGAAGCATTTATTAAGTTAGGTCGCCCTGACCCTGCACCATATGCAGACGAAACAGGACCAGTAACATGGGATTTTGTTGTAGAACAGGTAAGCAAAGTTTTAGAAGAAAATGGGAAATAATTAAATTATGAAAAGATTACACGTAAAATTTATCAAATGGTTATCCAATAAATTTGGATATAAAATTGTGATGTTAAAAGCATCAAATGCAACAACAACAATTGAAGGTGATAAAGAACTACTTCGTTATGTAGATATCTCAGGTTATTTCTTTAAGAAAGAACCATTATCACGCATACAATCACATAAAGCGCCTACATCGGCTAAAGAAATGTTTTTAGCAGAACCTAAACCAGACATTAGCGGTATTGCACCAATTAAATCATTAACACCTGAACAATTAAAAGATTTAGGAATTATAAAATAAACCATGGGAAGATACATTTCAACAAAACTATTTGAAAACTATTCAGTAGCACTAAGACAATGGAGAGCATCTCACTCACACTGTGAGCTATTACATGGCTATGCTTTAAAATTTAAAGTATGGTTCGCTTCAAATGAACCACTAGAGGAAAACCAACTAGATGATATGAACTGGATTGTAGATTATGGTGGTTTTAAACCTGCACCTAAAGGAAATGGTTTGAAAGATTGGATGAACCATATGTGGGAT